AGATTACTTCGCAAAGCAAAATGACCAGAAACCAAATAGCAATACAGCTAAAAAAGATAGCAACCGACCACAGGCAGATAAGAACTGCAAAGGTGGTAAATGCTGATTATTTTCTACATAATGAGGTAAAGGATGTTACCTATCCTGCAGTCTTTATGACAATGGGCAATAGCGCTACAGAGGGGAAAATAAAGACGCATACGGTTCAGGTAACTGTGGCGGATATTGTTTTGCACACAACTGAATTAGAGGTGCAAAGCGACATGGAGCAGGTGGCGAATGATTTGCTGGGGCAGATAGGATGGGAGAAGCAACCTTGGAGATTTACCCGATCTACGACCTTTGAATTCTTTGAAGATAAGTTTGAGGACATTGTGGCGGGTGTTACGTTCAGTATAGATTTAGAGGTGCCGTTTCTTTATGATGTTTGCGACTTACCGAGTAATTATGAGCTGCCTGAGAATGATACGATATTTATAAACCCAAGTCGAATGAGTAAGATAATAGATTTTATAGTAGGTAATGGTGAGCCGATGGAGCAAGACGATACCGACTTCACAAATAATAGCCTGGTAGTGCCGCCTTTGGTATTTATAGATGGGTTGATATTAACGTATCAGGTAAGGAACGATAGGCGTTATATTTCATATAATTCAGGAACTAAAACAATAACAATACATGGAGGCGTTAATGAAGGGGAAAACATACAGATTTATATTTAGTGCTTTACTGATTTGCGCATCATTTGTAGGCAAAGGGCAAACGGTTGATGGAAAACTTTACACTAATTTTTCGAACTGGTATCAGTGGAGCGGGGGTAAGTTTAATACTAATTTGAACATCCCAAAAATTACAGCCACAACCGGCCGCGATACGGGTGCTATCCGATATGCTTTGGCTGACAGCTCCATGTATATTTGGACTGGTAGTCAGTGGCGTGCGGTCGGTTCATCTTTAGATACGACTTCACTTAGCAATAGGATTAACTTAAAAGTAAACATAAGCGATACAGCGGCTATGCTAAGTCCTTACCTCCGCTCAAATGTAGCGGCTGCGACTTATCAACCTATTGGCAATTACGACACCTCAACCGTAGTAAAAGCGTATGTGACCAACGCTGAAGCGGTTACAATTACCAAAGGGCAGGTGGTTTACATCTTTGGTGCAAGTGGTGACAGGGCATCGGTAAAGTTAGCAAAGAATACAAGCGATACATTCAGCTCAAAGACTTTGGGAATAGTTAGGGCGGATATTGCAGCGGGTGCAGCGGGATGGATTACAACACAGGGGCAGGTTAGCGGAATAAATTTAGGCGCATATAGTCCAGGAGATATTCTATGGCTCGATAGTGTTGCGGGTGGGTTTACAAAGAATAAGCCACAAGCGCCTTATCATAGTGTTTTTGTTGGTGTTGTGGAGCGTGCGAATGCAGGGAACGGCTTAATTTATGTGAAGCCTCAAAACGGTCAGGAATTAGGGGAGCTACATGACACAAAAATAACTTCACCCACAAATAATCAAGTTTTGGCATATACGGCTGCTAATGATATATGGGAGAATAAAAACATTACAACTACGCTGGGTTACACTCCATTAAATGTTACCGATACAACGGCAATGCTTACGCCTTACCTTCGCAAAGTAGACAGCGTTACAATATCAAAAGTTACAAACGCATCTGCAATAGCAAGAAATAAATATCAGGAGTTATGTGAATTTGTTCCTTTAAATACATTTGCAGGAGAAATACCAATAGGAGGATGCTCTTTTTTTGATGGTGGCGGTGTTACATCTGTGGCAGGTGCTACGGAATCAGGGATATACGGTTTAATAAATTTAACAACAACAAGCGCTACTACACAAACAGGATATCTTATTCATGGTACTGCTGATTTACTATTAGATACAGATACTATGAAACAAGAATTTAGATTTAAAATAAACAATTTGTCTGATAGCACTGGGGGAACATCTGTTTATAATATGTATGTAGGTAATTCAGCAAGCTTAAACACAACTACAATTACGAATGGATTTGGAATATTGTATAATAGGGTTAGTGCAAATTTCACAGGATCAAATAGTAATACTCAATGGCAATTATTTTCTGCAAATGGTAGTAATAGAACCTTTGTTAATTCAGGAATTAATGTTACAACTGGGTGGCATAGAGCTACTTTATTAAGCACGTCATCTAAAATAATTGGATATATTGATGATGTTTACATAGGTGAAATAACAAATAATATACCTACCGCTGCTTTGCATCCTATATTTAATATTAGGAATGTAAGTGGCACATTAAGGACAATAGGGATAGATTTTTACACTGCAGATAAAAATTATAATACATCAAGATAATGACAATTACAAAGTATAAAATTAGCAACGGGAGCACAACAATAGATTTTGCAACGTTTACGGATGCAAGTAATTTTATTATCGCTAATCCTGAATGGGCGGGCACTCCGATAATAGAATATGAAGAGGATATTTTACCAACGCCTGTACCTGTACCTTTTGACGTGCCTACGTGGCGTTTGCGTGCCATTCTTGCATTGGATAATTTGGAGCAATCCGTAACGGATGCGCTCGATCAGTTAACCGATCCGCAAAAGACCATAGCCAAAAGGGCGTGGGATTTTGGCAGCAAAACGGAGAGATCAAGTCCGACTGTTGATTTTATTAAAGGGGTTTTGAATTTAACGGATGCGCAGGTGGATGATATATTTGTGCAAGCTGAAGCGATACACATATGAGGGGTTTTATTCTTTTGATTGTAGCTCTTTTAATATCGGTAGTGTTAATGCCGGTTGGCTTTATTTTTCAAATAATTGTGACATTATTCAGGTCAATAGACCTTTATTTATTTCACATAGCGAAGTCAATCGACCAGCATGGGAATTTGGTTTGTGCTGAATTATTTAACTTGACTTTGATAAAAAAGAAGGGTTATAAGTTTGGCGATATGGATAAGACGATCAGCTACGCTTTGGGAAGAAATGCCGAAACAAAAACTTTGACGTATTTAGGAAAGAAGGTTTGTAATTTGTTGAATGTAATTGAAAAAGATCACGTGAAAAAAGCCGTAGAATATGAGCGCAAAGATTGAGCCGTTAATGATGTCCTTATTGAGTATTATGGCGTTTGTAACGCAAAATGATGTAGTGTTTATTTTTACAATAACAGGTTATTCGGTTTGGATTTTAAGGAATTTACCTGCAGCAATTAAAGTAGTTAAATCAATTAAAAAGAAGTAATATGCCTGAATGGTTAAAAAGACTAACAAAGACTGACATTAGAAACAGCCTTGCAATCATTATTGTGATAGGTAGTTTTCTTTTATTGTATCTGTTGCAAGTGAAGCCCATCCCTGAGCAAAACCATGATCTTGTATTAACGGCGGGCGGGTTTATCTTTGGCGGTGCCTTAGCAGGTGTGATAGGGTTTTATTTCGGCTCAACTAAAACAGATAAAAAACACAATGACACCGAAGGATAAAGAGATGCACTTTTGGGCGGGCGTATGGGTTAGCTTTGCAGCCCTTATTTTATTCAAATCCTTAGAGGTGCCTTATTGTTGGCTATGGGTGCTTTGCGCTGTGGTAGCCGCTGCCATAGGTAAGGAGTTAAAGGATTTATTGGATTACGGCAAATTCGATTGGCGGGATGCGGTTTACACTATTGCGGGTGGTATGTCAGGGTTTATACTTTCATTTTTTTAATATGGGCAAATATTTATACTTAGCGGTATTGTACCTTTTGGTATCATGCGCAAACCCTAAAAAGTTACATCGCATGATGGACAATTTACCTGAAGCATCCGCAAAGGAATGCGCAGATAGATATCCTATAAACGAAACAATCGAAACGATAACCGTAACAGATACGGCGCTTTTGCATCAATACGAAGTGGAATTTAATTACATGGCCTTGCTTATTGATAGTTTACTATCAGCAAACTGCGACACGATACACATTGATAAGATTAAAGAGGTAATAAAAAAGATACCTTGCAAACCTGAAACGAAAGTAATAATTAAGACACAGGAAAGCACGGCAAAGCTGCAGGTATTAAAAAATGACTGCGATAAAACAATCAAAAGCTTGTCGCAAATTAATACGCAAAACGTCACAAAAATTCACGGTTTGGAATTAACCAACGGCAAACTGAAAACCCGCAACAAATGGATGTGGGTTGTAATTATTTGCCTTAGTGTTTTTTCATTCCGCCGCCAATTTGCTAAATTAATTATATGAATAAAGGCATCGCATTAATCCGCAAATATGAGGGTTTAAGATTGCAGGCTTACATTTGCCCATCCGGGTTGGCAACCATAGGCTTTGGTGCAACCTTTTATGAAAATGGCACCCGTGTACAATTAGGCGATAAGATAAGCCGAGATCGAGCGGATCAGCTTTTAATGTTTCAGGTAAAGTTATTCGCCGAGGAAGTTAGGCGCACGATAAAGTCAAACATTAACGATAATCAACTTGGCGCTCTCGTTTCTTTTTGTTTTAATGTGGGGGGGGCTGCCTTTAGCAAATCAACACTTGCACGCAAAGTAAACACTAATCCTAACGATTCTACAATACGCAATGAGTTCATGCGATGGACGCGCGGCGGCGGTAAGGTATTGCCCGGACTTGTAAAGCGTAGGGAAGAGGAAGCCAATCTTTATTATGCAGCCATTTAGTAAAGGAAACATAGTAAGGGAGTATCGATTGAAATACGGAATGGATATGCCAACCCTAACACTTGCAAAATTGATATACAATGAGAATAAAGAACTTTTTACATCTGTTGATAATGCAAGGTCATTATTAAGATATAATGAAGGTAAGCATGGCAGCCGTAATAAAAAAAGGATAAAAGATAAAAGTTTATTTATGCATCAAGAGCGCTCTAAAAACCCGTGGAAGCTCCCTGAATCCGATGAAACGAAATATGAGCCTTTTATTATAAAAGCCAAAAAATTAGCCGTTCTAAGTGATATACACATTCCTTACCATTCTATTACTGCTTTGTCTGCCGCCCTTGATTTCATACAAGCTGAAAAGCCAACGGCGATACTTTTAAATGGAGATACGATAGATTTTTACGCTCTGAGCCGCTTCCAAAAAGACCCCCGCAAAAGATCAGTGGCGCATGAGCTACAGGCTACAAGAGATTTTTTGGATGTACTTAGCCAATTCGGGGCAAAGATTTATTTTAAGATAGGAAACCATGAAGAGCGTTATGAGCATTATTTAATGAGAGTAGCGCCTGAGCTGTTAGGGGTGCGAGAATTTGAGCTAAAATATCTTTTAGGGTTAGATGCACGTGGCATTGATTTGATTACGGATAAGCGCATAATGAAGGCCAATGACTTGAATATAGTACACGGCCACGAGTTCGGTCAATCCATCTTCAGCCCTGTAAACATTGCAAGGGGGTTGTTTTTGCGTGGCAAAGTAACTGCCATGCAGGGACATAATCATGCGGTAAGTGAGCACACAGAAAGTAATATGAATGGCGAAATTACTACAACGTGGAGTTTGGGATGCCTTTGCGAATTAAATCCCGCCTACCTGCCCATCAACAAATGGGCGCACGGTATGGCAATAGTTGACTTGTCAGAAAATGGCAAAGACTTTCACGTGCGTAATTATCGCATCCATAAAGGCAAAATATTATGAGTGATGAATCCGTAAAAATAGAGGTGCCAGAATATGACCTTACAGCAGTCATTGATTGCGCCCTAACGGTCATTACAACGCTTGAGGAAGCGTCTTATAATGGATATGATGAAGAGCAGGAAGACCAGATAAGAGCAAAAAAAAACGCCTACAATACAATTAACCTATGCCTTCGCAAATTGCAGCGCCTTATCCGTGATTTTCCGGAGCGTCAATAATATACCTTCTCTTTCCATAAAATGGCGGGATAGGACATTCAGCTTTCGACCAGTCCCGCAAATTAATAATGCTGCTATGGTCTCCGAATTCTAAAAAGTTTTTAAGGTCAATCAGCGTAACATATTTATACGTTAATATTATTTTCCGCACAAAGTGAGCCTTTGCAGATATCTTTTTTGCCTGCCTGCCTTTTTTAGCTTTCACAGGGTCGAGGTCGTAGAGCTTGCATATTTCAGCCCACTCCTTTTTTAAGTTAGGCTTTTCGGTTTTAAAGTTTTCACAGATAACCTCTTTTTTTATTATGAGCCTTGTAGTATTAATGATGTCTTTTATATTTTCCAAAAGCCTTTCCGGCACCTCTTCAATGTGTTCAGCCAAGTGCGATTGTATTGCTTTCACAGCCTGTTCAGTTGTCATCTTTTGTTATTTTGTCTATGGATAATATTATATATGCACCATATACGATGCCGATGCATAACGGCATTAAATAAATTATAATTAATTCTTTCATATTATTATATCTTTTTCGCTTGTTAATACAAAGACTTTAAAGCCGCTTTGTGTTAATTGCATATGCCTGAATTTCTGCAGGTCGGTAGGTTCACGCCCCGGCTGCTTTACCTCAACGAATATAGTCCGCCCTCCTTTTAAGCACATCAGGTCAGGTATCCCGTTGCAGTTCGTTTGGATTAGCTTTACTACTAACCATCCAGCTTTCTCAAAGCGTGCCTTTATGTTGGCTTGTATTTTGGATTCCATACTAAAAATTATTAGCGATTAATCCTAAAATAACAATGATTCCAATAAAGATGTAAGATTGTCTTTTGGTGAGGTCAAATGATTTTTGTTGCATAGTTTTAGGTTTTAAAAGGGGGCAAAGCCCCCGGTTTATTAATTTGATTTTTTATATTAACCTCTTACTCCTCCGTTGTAACATCTTTTTACTTTATAAAAAGAAGAGCCTATTTCTGATTCTCTTTTTTTAGCTTCTGCGCATGCATCTTTTATATTTGAAGCTAAAATATAAATTTTTGTACGTCTACCCATGCTGTCAATTATAACATATGAGTTTGATTGTTCGTTTTTTTGATTTTGATTTGTCATGGCTTTTTTGTTTTAATAACGTTTGTGTTACACAAAGATAATACTTTTCCACAAAGTGCAAAACTTTTTTTTTGAGCCGCTGCGGGATTCGAACCCGCACCCCCCTAATTTAATAAGGTTGCTACCCTTGCCGGTATTCATTCCCGGTTACACTAAGCGGCTGGCCGTTATTTACTCAATCCCGTAATCATTTTTAAAATAGCTCAAAGTATAATCTTTTTTATCCTTCACAGCCTTATATATCTTCTCCTCAATCCCTCCCTCCGCAAATAGCCAATAAACCTTTGAAGCATCCTCACGGTCTTTATTCTGCATCCGTGCCCGTGCCTGCCAGTACGATACGGCGCTGAAGTCGATATTAAGCATTACAAGCGCATCCGCTGTGCTTAGGTTAATACCTTCACGCCCGGATTGTATTTGTGAAAGAAACCACTTAGAATCGCTCCCAGCGAACTCCTGCGGGTCGGTCGTGAATTTATCATAACCAAAGGTTAAATAAAGCATCGTTTCTTCTGCTTTGTATTTGTAGAAAATGGCTATCTTTTTACCCTTAAAATTTTCCTTAATCCAATAAGCCTTTGACCTGTCAAAAATTAACCCGTCCTCCTTTTCATCTATTACCGTACCCGTGTAAATTTGATGCAGCTTGCTTAGTAGCTTTGCCCCGGTATCTGCCATAACTACATTTCCATCCCGCCCAATATGTACCCTGTCTTTTTTAATCTTATCAGCAAGGTAGTAAGTGGATGGCTCCATTTTAATTCCTACGGTTAACTCCTGTACTTCTGCCTTAAACCCGGCTTCTGCCTGAGTGAAAGGGATAATTAAATGGTCTGTCATTTGTTTGATTTTAATTTGGTTTGCGTTTGAGTAGTCGTTTACTTTTAAACCTTTGAAATATTTTAATCTTATATCCACATAATCCTTTGCCCATTTGTAAAAGTTAATGTAATCTTTGAACGGCGAAAAAGAACTGATATAGAATTGATGGAAAATTTGAGAATAACTCTCAGGCGTTGGCGTGCCGCTCAGGTAAATGATAGGCTTCCCCTTGCATAATTCTTTCAGCTTTTTAACCCTTTGCGCCGGCTTAGGATATTGCCCTAACCCGTGCGCTTCATCACAGATAACAATGTCAAAAGGCTGCTTTACGTGGTGCAGATTTTCGTAATTAGTTACAATAATATCCGCTTTCAATCCTAACTGCTTATGGTCATCCAATATGCCGCTAATTACCTTTTTCTTAGTCAGGAATAGAATAACCTCCGCCCCCACCTTTTCAGCAGTTAATAACGCCGTGACGGTCTTACCACAACGTACCTGCATAGCTAAGTAAACTAAGCCGTATTTGCGGATGATGTCGGTGGCTCGGTTGCTTATTGATATTTGGTAATCACGTGGCTGCATTAGAATAATCTTAATTGGCTTTTAAATGTATTAAACCGCTTTTCCTGAGCCTCAAAATAATCTTTATCTAATTCTATACCTACAAAGGATAAACCCGATTTGTAAGCCGCTATACGGCTCGAGCCGCTGCCTAAGTGTGTATCCAATATTTTATCCGTTGGCTTTGCGTAGTTTTTAAAAATCCAATCGTAAAGTTTTACAGGCTTAGTGGTAGGGTGAAATTTTTCTCCTTCCATACCAATAAAACCTGAATAAGGAATTTTTGCTTTTTTCAGTGATTTATCAAATGAAGTCCAAGCTAATTCACCATCTGAAAAACTGCAGCCTGCAGCCACACATTTATCCCAAAAAATCCATCCGCTTTTTATAGGTAAATATTTAGTCATATAATTTGCACCCCAGACAATTTGATTTTTAGATATTCTAAAAAGCTCTATAAAATAATTATTATCAGGTGTTTCATTATCCCATTTTTTTACAATTCTTTTTTTTGATCTTGTATCTTTTTTTCTGCCAGCGTTCATATTTATATTTATCCCATATGGCGGATCAACTACTGCCAGATCAAAATATTTATCTGGATACCCTTTCATAATATCCATGCAGTCGGCGTTGTAAACTATTGATTCAGGATTGAGCATAACTAATAATTTAAAAAATTACCCCCCGCTCTCTTTGAATTATTAAATAACTAACCGGTTAAAAAATAATACGGGGGGTGAATAGGTTACGGATTAAAATGGTGATTCCTCACTAACTGTTGCCTTTTCACTTTGGACTAATTTTGTCCAAAACTTTTCAAAGAACTCCAGCTGCTTACTGTTGTCGTAAACCATTTGCCCCTTTACTTTTACCTTTTCTAACTCAG